AGCAATGACTTTGACTTAAAAGATTTAGGCACTGAAGATCCTTTTGAAGCATTAGCTACCGTGGGTAGTTTCTTTGGAGAGGGCGGTAATATTTTTGACAGTGGTGACAAGGCAAGAGATGAAGACCAAGAAGAAAAGCCTAGTAACTATTTTAATTTGTTTGATGATGAGGATGAAGATGACTATGCCACAGATACTGGCCGCTCTATAATTGATGGGTATACAGATTTCTTTAAATAATATAAATGTCTAAAGCAAAGAAAGCTGCTAGTGCGGCTAAGTTACATAAAGATAAGATGGCATGTAACAAGCCAAAGAAAACCCCTGGACATAAAACTAAATCACACGTTGTAAAAGCTTGCGAAAACGGGAAAGAAAAGATAATTCGATTCGGTCAACAGGGCGTAAAGGGTGCTGGCAAGAACCCGACGACAGCCAAAGAGAAAGCACGTAAGAAGTCATACTATGCAAGACATAACGCCCAAGATTCTAAACCATCTAAAATGAGTGCACGTTACTGGTCTCATAAAGAAAAATGGTGATGAAAGACAAATTTTTAGTTACATTAAATGCTGAAGTCTGCCGTACTTTATACCAAGCAGTATGTGATGCTTTAGAAGTTTGGCCTGGTTCACCAGCTAGACCACCAGAACAACAAGAACAGTATCGACAAATGAAGCTCTTTTTGTTTAGTATAATTTGTGAAGCTAATTATGAGCTATGAACAACTCCGGTAACTACATTCAGGCTAAACCAAAAAAGACAAGGCAAGGTACTGGTAAACACTCCAAGCCCAATCATGGACGGAAACAACCTAGAGGCCAAGGAAAGTAAGTTATTATTAGATAACTTATTGTAATGAAATGGTTCCCTTTAACGAAGCGATTCAGCTAATCAAAACGTTTGAGGGTTTTCACGAGAAAGCCTTTAGCGATCCTACGACGGGTGAAGAAGCTTTCGTTATTGGTTTTGGTACTACTTATTATCCTGACGGCTCTCCAGTACGTCAGGGGCACCTTTGTACCGAAAGGAAAGCACTTGAGTATTTGACCGATGAAATCAACGTCATTTCAACCCAGCTCATAGATTTAAATCTAGGGCTGGATCTCCCAATGCTCAATGCTTTAGTTTCTTTTGTTCACTCAGTAGGCTGGGAAGCTTTCCTCTATAGTAATATTGTTGATTGCTGTGAGCGAGAGGACTACAGTCAAGCAGCAAAAGAAATGACCAAATGGATTTATGATGCAGACTATGCAGTCATTGGTGGCCTTGTGGAACGTCGCCGTAAAGAAGCTAGTCTATTTTTAAGTGAGCTATTCGATAATAATTGGGCCGGATCAGACATCCTTTTGAGGGCTTTTAGAAACTACACAGCTTCTCCAGGGCAAGTAAGAGCAATTCGCAAACTACAAGAATCAGTAGATCCATATGCATTGTCTAGCTTTGCCAATGATTTTGAGATCGATAGTGATCCTTATTCGGACTTCAGCCAAGCTGAGTATGACACAATCTTTAATCTGTAGCCTACAATATTAAAAACAAGGAAAAGAAGCATGAATAGCCACTCGCAAAATGAAGATTATGAGCTGCCTTTACACTTGCAGTTGGCGATGAGAAAGGCTGAACTAGACTCTCAGGAAATGACTTGGGATCAGCTTCAGATTGCTTTACTGTGCTTGTTTCATAAACGTTTGATTGAGACCCAAGCAATCAAAGACATGCTGGCAGGAGAAAATATTGATATTGAATTTGATGTCCCCACCGACTTTGAACTCACCCAACTAGCTTTGACTATGATGCGTGATGAGGAAGACGACGATGGGGATAGCAACTACCAACCTTTCTAAAACGGTTTACTTTTTCTTCTTTCCAACCATTGAACGGAGCCTAGCCATCTTATCTTTCATTGATTCCTTGGGGCCGCTTTCTTTTTTATCATCTCCACTACCACCTTTTTTTAAACTACGGACTTCTTCCCGTAGCTTTTTATTTTCTGCTCGTAGCTTAGCTTCGCCTGTTTTTGCTGCTTTGGTATAAGCCACAGGGCGCTTGTTGCTTGGTGCAGGTTTTTTAATTGGTGCCATTGGTTGTAAGCAATTACTTCTTAATCTTACGGTTCCCAACCAGTTGGCGGAACTATTGCAGGGCCTAGATTAAAAGCACATCTTCTAGCTAAATTACTAAGCACTTTTCTTTTGTCTTCATTACTAAGAACAGGCGTATGAATAATCTCCCACGCTACCTCAGAACAAAGTCTTACAGGTAGTGCGGGAGGAGCTGTTCTATAAGGGATCACTGTTATAGGGATCACCATAAACCTGGAATCAAATCACCAGTCAAAGTATAGGCACCAAAGGCAGCAATGATGCCTAGCATTGCAAGCCTACCGTTTAAACGTTCTGCTTTTGTGTTGTGGTTTTCGTTCACTTCAATTACCTCCATTGTGGGTTCTTTGGCAAAGACGTTTGTTTGTCCGTGCTCGTTTGTCGTGACAGTCATCTTTGTAAAGTATTGTGTACATTAACAAACTAACCTGCCCAAATACCATTGAGCCTTGCGTAGTGACTCATCTCCACCTTTCTTTTTTTCTCTCCAAACATATTTGACGACGTTGCCTTTGAGGTAGCCACGGTATTCTTCAGGTGTTAGCTGTGCTTCAATCGCTTCAATACATTCGATTGAACCTTCAGTCATATAATGTGCCGGGTGATTCACATTATCAACAACAGCTGCCTTATGCTTCTCAAGATAAGTCTCCCAGAGTTTTTCTTGATATGTTTTTTCATCAGCCTCTTTAGCCTCTTTCTTTGCCCATGGGACAGGGCAAATACCATCTGGGCAATCTGAAATTTCTTCTTGATTCAAATCGCCAGATTCTGCAGGACTGATCCCGATCGGTTTAAACCAGCCCTCAGCTTCCTTTGGTTGGTCGTTGCCACTGCTTGCTCTTCGGGGGAGAGCTGCCCCATGTCCACCAAGAGTTGTCGTGGTTGTGGCATCGCGCCCTGCATCATTCCCTCTTCCGCTGATGGAATTGTTCCCGTTACTCCGCATCTTGGTTGTGCCCTTGGATCTATAGCTAAGTTAACACGATCTGACATATCTTGCTGGGTCACAGCCAAACCAGTGTTGTACTGGTCATACATAGGCACATCATTCGCTTCATTATCTAATGGCTGACCAATATCATTCATGTCAACCATGCGCTGACGAAGAGTATCATTCTCTTCCATAAAAGCACTAAGGAAGCCGTCCATTTATCTATTCGCTGGGAGTATACTGTTAATTATAAGTTATATAAGTCAATGGCAATAGGTAGCTCAGGCAGTGGTGTTAGTGACTTAAATCCTGAGAGAGCTTATGACGTTGACGCTCGTCGCCTTGATGAAACTGAGAGGAGGATTGACCGTGCAGCGGACACTCGCAACGAAGATAAGCAAGATCGTGTTGGTAAGTTTCTGAAATCAGCACGTTCAGCCGGTAAGTTCCAGCAGAAGAGACAAATTGATGCGCCATGGAGGGATCGTGAAGGTCAAATGCCTGCGTTCACCGAAGGAGATCGATTTGGCAGGGCTGGTTCAACGAACTATGCGGATAAACCACAACCGTCAACCAGTAAGCTTTATTACTAAAGCCTACTTAATATTCTAATCACACTTTTGACAATACAACCTCATAAGGTTGTTTGTTGTACTTACCTTTTCTCTCAAGGTACGACACATCACAAGGCTCACCTTGGTAAAACAAGAGCTGACAGATACCTTCATTGGCATAGATTTTATTAAACAAACTGGTACAGTTACTGATCTCTAAAGTTAGATGACCCTCCCAGCCTGCCTCCGCTGGAGTAATGTTGACGAGGATGCCTGAACGTGCATACGTACTCTTACCAACCGCAACAACTGTAACGTCCCTGGGAAGACAAAGACGTTCCATAGCAACGCCAAGACAATAACCATATGGCGGAATGATGAAATATTTTCCTTTCTCATCTTCGTGTAATTCAGTCTCTTTTAAAATTTCAGGGTCAAAGTTTTTAGCGTCACATACGCCGTGTTGAACACCGCCAAAAAGAAGGCACTGACTAGGAGACAGCCGAATATCGTACCCATAGCTCGATAAACCATAGCTCAATATTGGCGTATTGTTTTCAGTACTTATTAGTTTATCTTGGAAAGGCGCAATCATACCTTCCTCTGCAAATTTTTTGATCTGCTTATCGCTTAGAACTGACATGCTTGCCGCTTGAGTGTTCCAACTCTACAGCAAGATCCTTCCTTTTTCACCGTAGATATCGCAAAAATCTTCAGTAGCTTTTTCAATATTTTCTTTAGGTTGTAAATAGATGACTGCACTAGCGCCTGTGGTACGTGAGTCAGTTTCTTCTTCACCGAAGTAATGTCTTATAAGCTTGGGACGAGACTTCAAAAGACACACAGGATGATCAAAGATATCTTGTGAATACATCACGATATCAATATAATTTGTAAAATAAATAGCTTGCTCAACATTTCCTTTTAGCCACTGTTGCTTTAAAGTTTTCCACCAAATAGCAGAGCCTGACGTCAAGGTAGGAGATAAGCCCCTGGTTGGTATCCACCGTGCTTCACGTTTGTTGTAGTAAAGACAAGCCGGTGGATGAAAGCAATACACTTTACCAAACCACTGCGCTACATTAATGGGATCATCTTTAGCAGTAAAGAAGTGATCTGCTCCTACGTAACCGTTAGCAAACTCTGAGCTAGCAGGATCCAGATCGATGTTACCCATAAGAAGATGAGCACTATCAATAAGGTCTCTATTGGAGATCCATTCATAACCTTCTACTCGACGGTTGTCTCCTCTACGTACGGTCATTCTGATGCCTGGTTATAGTCGATTGCAAAGTATCGCATCCCTTGATGATCGTTGATAATGTATCCTGCGCCAGCTGTAGGGTCGATTTTTTGAGCTGCTTCAAGGATGCTTTTAAACGTTTCTTTGAGTTCGCCATCTGAGTTTTCCTCTGCATTGTGGAGTTCTTTTAAGGTTAGCCAGAACATTGACCTTTCGCTATTGTTTGGCTGAAAGCACATAACACCAGGGCCTTCTGTTTCCCAGAATTTAATAGACTGTTCGCCCATGTCTCCTAGCAATAGCTTAATAGTTGCATCTGCATACTTAGCACTGGCAGGATCCATGTCTTTGCCAATGACTGATGCTAGTAATTCTTCGCGTCTACTCATGGCTCAATAGTTTCTGGCGGTTTAAAACAGTAATCATCTTAGGCAATGGCTCATAAATAACAACCATTTTGCCTAACACACCCCGTTTTTTTATTAGCTTACCATTATCGTCACGCATTTTGGACAACTCACCAGCACGAATAAGGTACTCAGCAACACAGCGCAACCTTCTTTTTAAAGGCAAGTCAGCATTTGGGAAACGACTACAGATCGTTTCTGGTTTCATATCTGAAAAAGCCAACCGTAAACGATTGGCTAAAGTCATATTGCTATTCGGATCTTCAATTTCAAAATCACGAATCATTTGGATGTAACGACGGAGAGTAGCGTCATCAAATGATCCAGTAGGTGGCAGGAAAGGAGCAACTTGAGCACTTAAGCTACTAGGTAGATGCTCCTTGTAATTATCTATTGTCAAAAGATCAATAAGGATCGAGTCAAAACGATGCTTCATTTTACTTATCCTTTTTCTTTTTGTAATGTCTCAAAGAAATCACGGTTGTTTTCGTAGAGGTTTGTGCCACGGTCGTTATCAAATGTTCGCAGACTTGCTTCCGGTCCTTTTGAGTAACTTAAAATTAATTGGTTCCATGGGATACGAACCATTTCTTTTTTAGTTCCAACAGGAATCACAATGTAATGAACACCCTGAACCCAACCTTTAAACCGTGGGTCTACTTGTTTTTTCTTTCCTTGTAAAATCCAATTACGTATTGTCTGGTCTGTAACGCCAAGTCTTTTAGCACACTCCTCAGTTGAAATGTATTCTTCTGCATAAAACTCAGGACTTACCTGATCTGTTTCATCATTTGAATAACGAGAGTGCCAAATAGAAGCAAGAATATTCCTGATTCCTTTTAGTTCGGAAGCAATTGCTGACAGTTCTTTATTTGCCTCAGCCATTCTTGATTAATGTTACACTCATACAAAGATACAACTTTATTCGTGGAAGAGCAAGTACCTGCAAGTCAGCCCCCTGGGAACTACTACGAAACTCCCGATGGTCCAAGGTATCAAAATCCTGCTGAATTTAACCAAGCCACAGCCCCTGAACCACAACCACCTCAGCAACCTGGGGTTGTTTTCAATAGGCCAGATTTTCAAGCAATGCGAGAGCAAGCTTTACAAGATGCCATCGCACAAGTAACGCAAAGACAAGCGACAGGTGAACCATCGCAACAATTTGTTCAGGCACCTGTGCCGCAACCAGCTCCTGAACCAGTTTTTCTTCCTCAACCTTTGATTCAAACACAGGCTGAACCTCAGGTTGTTTATGTAAAAAGAAACCTTACCCTAGCTGAAATTATTCTTGTTTTTGCTATTACAACAGGG